GACTTCGCCGGCGCGATCAAAGGCAAAAAAAATATCGCCAGTCTGCGTGACGCCGCCGACTCTGAACTGGCCCGGGCCAAGATCGAGGCCAGCCAGATCGGCGACGGCATCCGCGCCAACCTCGAAAGCTTGCGCTCGCTCGCCGTGGATCATGCGTTTCTGTTCAACGATGCTCAGCAGATCGTGCTCAAGAACAATGATGACCTGGTGGCACTCATCAAGGTGCGATTCAACGATGCTCAGCAGATCGTGCTCAAGAACAATGATGACCTGGTGGCACTCATCAAGGTGCGGATCAACGAGCACAAGCAGGCCGAGGAAGCGAAAGAGCTGGCGCAGCGTGAGCGTATTCGTGCTGAAGAATCAGCGAAGCTAGCGGCTGCTGCCGAAGCAGAGCGAGTCGCTGATGCTGAAAAAGCGAAAGCCAACGCGCCCGAGCGGCTGCTGCCGAAGCAGAGCGAGTCGCTGATGCTGAAAAAGCGAAAGCCAACGCGCCCGACCCGCAGGCCGCTGAGGCACCAAAACCGGTGGAACAACCAGCTCCGAGAATGTTCGCCGTCGCCCCATCGGCCAAGGTGCCGCCCAAGCCTACAAAGCTCGAAGCGAACGTCACCGACCTTCATGCGCTGGTGAAAGCCGTCTACGAAGGCCGGGCACCGATATCGGTCCTCACAGTGAACTGGGACTTCATGCGCTGGTGAAAGCCGTCTACGAAGGCCGGGCACCGATATCGGTCCTCACAGTGAACTGGGACGCGCTGGACGACCTGGTCCACATTCAAGGCGATGACTTCCAAATGGACGGAGTAACCATCACGCAGGTGGCGGCATGATGACTACCGAACTGAGGGCCATCCAGCGCAACAGTGTCGAATCCGCGCGCTTGGCTGCGGCCATCGCCGAGTTCGAGCGGAAAGACGGCAAGATTCAGCAGGTGGGCGTGTTCAAGCCAGGGCCGCCGCCAAAGCGCAGGGACTGGATCGACCCTGCCACGGTGCTGAACCGCAAGCCCCCTGCCATGAGTCGGCGCGAAAGGAACACGCTGCGCAAAATGACGGCCGAGCTATGAAGCGCCGCAAGCAAAACAACTGCTTTGTCCGCGCCGAACGCAGTTGCCGCGCCCTGCTCAGCACTAACCACGTTGCTGTGGTGAACATCGACCCCAGCGGTTTGCAGATCATGGTGAACTGGAAGAGCCACAAGCAGATCCGCACCCTGGCCATTGCGAACGCCCTCTTTGACTTCTCACCGATGGACCATCTACATCAGCGCCATGTGTCGAGACGAGCGCGGTGCTGAATACGTAAAGTCCGTTGAGATATCGCCCGAGGGCCTGCATAAGGTCGACCGACTCACTGATGCCATCGAGCATTACTACCTGGAGCTGCGCGGCACCTGTAACCAGAACCATCTGGTGGCCTCTGGCTGGATTGCAATCCCCGCCGAGGTTTCGCTCGACGAGGCGCAGGCCGCGAAGCAGTTCTATGCAGCCGGTGCCTGGCATCAGGTTAAGGCAGCATGAATCGCCTGCAAAGCCGAGTCCGTCACGGCAGACGCCAGCAACACATTCACTTGCCGCCCAGCGGCTATACGGAGCTGATAAATGGCCCTGACTCAGAAACAGCGGGACGAGAGGACGGCGCTCAAGCGGCAGAAAGCCGGGGAAGAGGAATTGCGGCTCAGGGTGCGGCCCGGCACGAAGCAGGCGCTGGCTGAGCTGATGGAGTGGGCGGAGATTAAGGAGCAGGCCGAGGCCATGACCTTGATGATTCATCACCTTCATGCGCTCGGCCCGGTTAAAGCGCTGCATTTTCTTCAGGTCCCGCGCCACGAAATCACAGTGTCGAATATCGTGGCGCTGAAGTTTCATCGCAAGAGCATGCTGATGATTCAGCAAGATCCGGGTGATGAGATATTACCTCCTCAGGCTGAGGCCTTCTGATTCGGCATATGCCTTAGCTCTGGCAATAGCAGTATCCTTTGCCTCTTGTTCGGTTTCAAACTCGCCTTTGCGTGTTGCTGGAACCTCTCTGCCTTTGACTTTCAAGGCAACGATATCCCAGCCTCCAGCAGGCCCAGCCCCCAATACAGCGTCGATATCACCCTCTGTGAACTGACTGCTAACTCGCATCATTTACTCCTTTGATCCGGCTCCATGCCGGTCATCATCTATAGCTCACCTCCAACCAATCTGCCACCACCGGATACGGAGGTAGACGCTTTACCGAACTAGAGTTCTGCTGCCAGCGGTACGTGTCCGGCGAGGCCTAAACCGCAATCGTGTGTGGGTCGCTGAAAGGAATGCACGCCAAGCTGCCTACAGAGTTCACGGCGTTGCGGGTCGAGAACGGGCTGGCGGGCGAGCCGGCGCTGGAACAGGTGGACTGAATAGTATTTAATGCGAACATAGCGTTTGCCCTCTGGTTGCAAACGCTATAAAAATACAAGCTTACTTTGCACCTTGGGAGATACTCGATATCGGCACCTCACCAGGATCACGCGGGGATTTTGAACCAATGAAAGCATGAATACCAATTGCGACAAGCAACACCAACATTGAGACACAGAACCACACAGACCATTTCTTTGTTTTTTGATAAGCTGATTCGCCTTTTTTAACTTTCTCCCACTCAGCCTTCAGCAACCCCCTAGCAAAAACAGTCATTTCTGCGGTGGCGCTAAAGACCTGTTCGCGCAAGACTTCCCTCTTCCCTTCGTCGTCTTGATTAGACAGCTCTTCAAGCTTATGCGTGCAGTAATCGTATTTATTTTCCAGCGGCGTGAATTCAGGATCATTGATTTTGAAGTGTAGTCGAGCAGTGGCGTAAGCTTGTTGAACCTGAGGATAAAGAGCAACTGCTCGAGCGCGTGCAGCATGGTGCTGCTCAAACTGTTGATCAACCACATTTTCTAATAGCTTTCTCTCACGCTCATCCTCCGAGTTGTGAAGCCTCTTCAGGTTCTCAAATAGACCTTTACCAATGCTTTTGGCGCTAACAATCGCGGAAACATATGAATTAATAGAGGCTATTAACTCAGCCAATGCCCCCCGTGCAGACTGAGTCCACGCTTGCCTGAACTCGGTAGTTTTACTCTCTTTCTCATTAACCAACTTAACAATACTGAGCGCTGCAGTAATGAAGCCCGCTAACGCAGTGAGAAAAGCTGTCAGTAGTATTTTATCCATATTGCCTCCGTTCATGGGATTTGAAAAGCAAATAAATACCCTAAGCGAGCTCAAAATGCCAGCATCAATATTGAGTGGAGGTTAAGAATAGACCTTAATTTTAGTTCAGAACATCAAATCCTGATCGGCGACTGCATTGACATGATGCGCACGCTGCCAGATGAAAGCGTGCATACGTGCGTGACCAGCCCGCCCTACTACGGTCTGCGTGACTATGGCGTAGAAGGCCAGATCGGCTTGGAGGAAACACCTGCCGAGTTCATCGCTCGGTTGGTCGACGTGTTCCGCGAAGTGCGCTGAGTGCCTAATCCATGACGACTTGGATCTCGTACCCTTTACCGCTTGGCCAATCTTCCCTAACCACCTCAACCGTCCCGCTGCCGACGTTGAGCTTTTCGGAACGCCCCCAATCAATCGCAGTAATTATTGCCTTAGGCAGCTTTGCCCCCAGCGCCCTCTGAGCCATCTTTTCAGAGGCGGATAGAAGCGCCTTTGTAGCAGCAGTCGATGCCGTCGCTGATTCGGGCTGATTGTAATTAAGCACAAGCTTCACGCTGTTAACGGTTTCCCCTTGGCCATTTCCGTAAAATGCCAAGTTGTTGGGTAACGGCGTACCACCACCAATGTCTTTGTAATCGCTGGCGCAGCCTGATGTGCCATCACCGTAGTGCGTCCACTTTCTGCCTTTCAGGCCCTGATCAGCTAGGAGCGCGCAGGCTTTTCCTTGCGCTGTCTGCTTCAAGTCGGCAAAAGCTGGAACCGTAAACACTACAGCCAGCGGTAGCACACACATCTTCCACATAACGGACTTCTTCCCTAATGAGCCGACTCCATGTCGGGTCATGCACAAATACCCCACTTCAACGACTCACGCCACCCCGGCGAGGATGAACTATGTCCGCTCACCAGAAGAAATACCCCACTTCAACGACTCACGCCACCCCGGCGAGGATGAACTATGTCCGCTCACCAGAAGAAACACCCCTTCGATTTTAAAACCCAGTACGGCCTTGGCTTCAATCCGCAAGACGATGAGATCGTTGTGGACTTCTTCTGCGGTGGCGGCGGCGCCGGTACCGGGCTGGAAATGGGCCTTGGGCGCACCGTCAGCGTGGCCAAGAATCACAGCCCGGCAGCGATCAGCATGCATACCGTAAATCACCCGGGTGCGAAGCACTTCACGACCGATGTTTTCGACGGCGATCCGGATACCGAATGCGGTGGCAAGGCCGTGGGCTGGTTCCACATGAGCCCGGATTGCACACACCACAGCCAGGCCGCTGGCGGGCAGCCGCGCAAGCGCGAGATCCGCAACCTGTCTTGGATCGGCTTGAAGTGGGCAGGCAAGAAGAAACCCCGCGTCATCAGCCTGGAGAACGTGAAGCAGATCCTGCAGTGGGGGCCGCTGGTAGCCAAGCGTTGCAAGTCGACCGGGCGGGTCGTGAAGCTTGGCGGCGGCATTGCCGCACCTGGTGAGGTTGTGCCGGTCGATCAGCAGTTTCTGGTGCCAGACCCTGCCAGCCGCGGCCAGACATGGGCGGTGTTCGTGGCCGAGTTGGAGCGCCTGGGCTATGCCGTCGAGTGGCGTGTGATCCGAGCTTGCGACTTCGGCGCGCCGACCAGCCGGGAACGCCTGTTCATGATTGCCCGCTGCGACGGACAGCCGATCGTATGGCCAGAGCCGACGCACGCCAAGCGCCCCGCCAAAGGACAGAAGCCTTGGAGGACAGCCGCCGAGTGCATCGATTTCACCGACCTCGGCAAAAGCATATTCGGACGCAAGAAAGACCTGGCGCCGGCCACCTTGCGGCGAGTGGCCAAGGGCATGAAGAAGTTCGTCATCGACAACCCGGCCCCGTTCATCGTCCCGATTGCGAACTGGTCAGGCGAGACGGTGCAATCGGCCAACGAACCGCTGCGCACTGTCACGTCATATCCAAAAGGCGGCGCTTTCTCGGTCGTCAGCCCAGTCATCGCGCCAGCGACACACCAAGGCAGCGATCGCATCAACGATCCACTTGAGCCGCTGCCAACGGTGACGTGCGCCAACCGCGGCGAACTGACGCTGATCAGTCCTACCCTGATCCAGTCTGGCTATGGCGAGCGCGAAGGCCAACAGCCTCGGGTGCCAGGAATCGACCAGCCGCTGGGCACCGTTGTTGCTGGCGGCGTCAAACATGCGCTCGCAGCAGCGCACCTGGTGAAGTTTCGATTCAACGACGCAGGCAAAGCGCTTGATGAGCCTCTGCCAACAATCACCAGCGGCGGCAACTACCAGCGGCCTGCAGGTGCAGCCCACGCGATGGGAGTGTCTACGGTGTTCATGGCTCAGATGAACGGCGGCTTCAACACTACGCACGCCAAGGGTGTCGACGAGCCGATGACAACGGTCACCAACACCGGAAGCCAGCAGCAACTGGTGGCCGCAAACCTGGTTCATCTGCGCGGAAACTGTGATGCGCGGGACGTAAACGATCCGCTGCACACCATCAGCGCAGGCGGCCAGCACCATGGCTTGGTCACAGCGTTCATGAAGCGGGAGTTCGGTTGCAGTGTCGGCCAGCCCCTTGATGAGCCTGCGCCTACCGTTACGGCCGGTGGCGGCGGTAAAAGCACTGTCGTATCCCTCAAGCTGTCCCCCGAGCATGAGGAAGGCGCGCTACGCGTCGCCGCATTCCTGATCAGCTATTACGGGACCGAGAACGTCAGCGGCGCAGGCGAACCGGCACCAACGATCACGACCAAAGATCGCCTGGCGCTGGTCACCGTCATGGTCAAGGGCACGCCCTACGTGATCGTCGACATCTGCCTGCGAATGCTCAAACCGGCCGAGCTGTACAAGGCCCAGGGATTTCCCGCCGACTACGTCATCAACCACGGCGCCGACGGCAAGCCGTTCACAAAAACCCAGCAGGTTCACATGTGCGGCAACAGCGTCAGCCCGCCACCGATGGCAGCACTTGCTCGAGCAAACGACCCGTGGCTCACATCAACCCAACATCAGGTGGCAGCATGATCAAACTATTCTGGCGAATGCTCGCCAAGCCACAGTACTGCCGCAAATCTTATTTTGCGGCAGCTGTTTTAGTTGTGGCAGTGTTAGCCACAAGAGAAGGGGTTGTAGTCGCATGGGTTACGATTTGTGCTTTGTGGGATGCGGCGAGCCACCTGCATAGGCGCTGCTTTTGAGTCCGTGGAAATATTCTTGCGGGCTCCCTGCACAGACGCATAACTCCCGTCGGCCAAAGGAGCGGATGGCTTGGAAGCCGCAGCGAATGCGATGCCCTGCAGGCTAATCATTGCGAAAGTTGTCACGACAAACCCTTTCAGCACGGATTTTTTTATATTGCTGCTCATGGTATTTCCTCTGGGTCATTGATAGCTCGATAGTATAAGAGCCTCTGATTTATATGTCGCATAGCAGGCAAGCTGCCATACAAATACTGTACATACTTTGTGACAACAGCTGCATCGCGCTAGAGGTGAATAAAACTTCATCTAGTGAGTTTTTAAAAAGTTAGCTTACTTCCCCAGTACCCTCGACACCGCATCACCCTCATCGAACCTATACCAAATAACTCAATGTCAGCCGCGTGTGCGGCAAGGACGAAGTCATGCCTGAAGAAAAGATCGCATTCATCCAGCCAGCGCCCGTCATTCGCGACGAAAACGGTTTCTTCCAGCACCCGGATATGCCTGATTTTGACGAGGGCGACGGCGATAAATGCAAAGCTTGGGTCGCTGAGCAAGCTCTCGAAGTGGGTCAGGTCGAACTTGAGTATGCAAGCGACAAAGCTGTTGCTGATCGCTACTTCGAAGCGGGCGACCCGGATTGCAGCTACTGGGAGCCAGATCGCCCTGATGGTGAAGGCTGGTTCTGCCTGGCTATTCATGACACGGACGATGGCCCGGTCTGCTGGTGGGCGCGGCGGGTGGTGACGCCATGAACCACGCCAAAGAAAGACCGATCTTGTTCAGCGCGCCGATGGTGCGCGCCATCCTGTTGGGCCAGAAGACGGTCACGCGGAGGCCAATCAGGTTTCCATTTATTGACAAAGAATTCGGCTGTGAGCTGGCCGGAAACGAGATTGGCTTAGATGAAATCAGGAGCAACTGCCCTTACGGAGTGCCTGGGCAAAGGCTATGGGTGCGAGAGGCTTGGAAGGCTGACGCGCAGGTGAATGCGATCGCGCCGCGCGAGCTGAGCCACGGCGAGCCGATCCAGTACCCGGCAGATGGGGCCTCAAGGCAAAACGGATGCTCGATGATCACGCCGGGGAAAACTCGGCCATCCATCCACATGCCGCGCTGGGTCAGCCGCATCCTGCTGGAGATAACCGACGTGCGTGTTGAACGGCTGCAGGACATAAGCGAAGAGCAGGCCACTGCGGAAGGTGTTGGCGTGGATAAAATCTCCTCATATCGGTCCGCCTGTGTGGACCGGCCAGCTGGCTTCGCATTCCGCGATCTATGGACAGGAATCAACGGCTCCGATAGCTGGGAAGCCAACCCGTGGGTTTGGGCAATTACCTTCCGGAGGGTCGAACAATGAAACCATGCCCTTCATTTCCCGGATACTCAGCAACGGATGACGGTAGAGTGCTTTCTCACCGCCGACGTGGGAGAGGGACTCGGCGCGGATCGGTTTCCACAATTGATCCCGACTATCTGTATGAGCTTTCGCAGCAAACAACCATAAAGGGCTACCAGACAGCGTCGATCATGCTGCCGAACGGCAAGTCGCGGCCTGTCGGCGTTCATCAGCTGGTAGCGGATGCTTTTCACGGTCCACGCCCCAATGGTCTGGTGGTCCGCCACTTGAACGGTGTTCCTTCGGACAATGCACCAGAAAACCTGAAGTACGGCACCGATGCTGAAAATGCCGATGATCGGAAACGACACGGCACCTATCTCGGCGGAAGCAATCACCACAATTCAAAATTAACCGGCGGCCAGGCGGTGGCGATTCGAACAAAACGAAGAGCGGGTGCGCGCGTGAAGGATCTTGCGGCCGAGTTTGGCGTAAGCGTCTCTACCATCGAATCCATCATCTACAACCGAAGCTACTTGGCGCCAGACGTCGAGTTCAAGCGCGTGACGCCGTGACCAGGCGAGACGAGTTCGAACAAACCTACGCCTATGACGTCAACCGAAGCTGAGCAATCGCGCCGGCGGCTTCTCATCAGCTTTGCTATGGAGGTATTCACGCCACATCCGGAAGGCATGCTGCTGGCGCGAACATGCATCCTGCCACTGCTCCCCTCCGATCTGCCCAACATGCAGAGCCATCATACTTCCAGTGGCTCTGTCGAGTTCATTTACCAAATCCAACGGGTTGGGTGAATCAAAGAATGCTGCGGTCATAAAAATCCCTTTTATTTATTGGCTATAAATCGACCAGCTATCTCCTTGATCGTGCTCGACTTCTGACGAACGGTGAGTAATCAGGAAGCTCATCCGGTTGACCACAGCCCGGGAAGCGTGAAAAACGTAGAGAGAGCATTCCGGCGCCCGTCGGAAAGGATATTTGCGAGATTAAGTTATAACAAGATTATAGCGAAGGCTTGGATTGCTTGAGCCGAGGAACTCGTGCCATGCAATAAAGGCTTCGTGGTGACGCAAAGTAGCGTCGGCCCAGCTTACCCCCACGGCTTCTTTGGCAGACACCATCATCATCAATTTGGCTATAGATGCATCTAGCTCTACCAGTAGCTCATGAGACTTGAAGCGAAAATCTTCTTCGAGTGACATTTTACAGACCCTTTTTAGCTGGACAGACTAGAAAACGCTGGCCTATTTTCCAACCAAAAGGTCAGACAAGTACGATGATAAAACGATCCACAAGGAGAACAATCGGTCACAAAATTTTACCGCCTGCCAGCAAACTAACGTTTAGCTGAGCAAATATTAAGAAGAAACCGCTAGTGTAGAGCAGAAGTCGGCCAGACTCCTTAACCTTCAATATTTTGACGGAAAAAATGGCTGCTGCAATTGCGCCAAGACCAATAATTACCGCAAAGCCACCCCAATGAGTGGATGTTTACAAGTGAAAACCTCAATTGAATGCCGCTGTGGCATTGACTTGACGAGAGCGGCTTTAAATTATGGCTTATAACACTATAAAAATCAGCTCTCCCCTGTCAGTCATCGCCATGCCGTACTTGAGCCTGCCCAGGTACTGCTCGTGCATTGAGTAGACCCGGTCATCGATGATTATGAATATGAGCGTCCTCCCCGACCATATGTTGCCGTCAGCGCCGCGCTGACCCAGCTTGGCGTTATACGGCCCGTAAACCTCGTTCGTGGCTGTGGTGCATTCCATGACCTCTCCTTGGTGCTGCACCAGCTCCTGCTGGCTGCGTGGACCATAGCAGTGAACTGCAGAACTTGCCTGATCACCCATTCCGCCGCCCAGCGCGGCTTGGAGCCTTTACCGTGGAAGCAGAAATACTTACAGACCAAGAGTTGGCCGACCTGACCGGCTACAAACACAGAGCGCATCAGCGAAAATGGCTCAACGACCGCAATTGGATTTTTGTAGAAAGCCGTGGCGGGCGACCTCTGGTAGGTCGGATGTTCGCACGCATGAAACTCGGCATGACACCGGCGCCCGCCGGTGACCACAACCCTCCCCCGGCGCGCCCAGCTTGGACACCGGACTTTTCCAGAGTGAACTGAAATGCGCCCCCGGAATACTGAGAACAGGGATTTACCGCCAGGGATGGTACGGCGCAAGCGCCCCCGCAAAAACGGAACTGTCTGGGTGGGGTACTACTATCGGGACGCGAACGGGAAAGAGCTGCCGTTGGGCGGCGACTTGGATAAGGCGAGACTGAAATGGGCTGAGCTGGAAGCAAAGGCCAAGCCAGATGATTTGAAGATCATGAAGGGAATTTTTGACCGGTACGAGCGGGACATAATCCCGAAGAAAGCTGCGCGAACGCAGAAAGACAACAAGGCTGAATTGAAACACCTGCGTAAGGGTTTCGAGACTGCGCCGATTGACGCGATCACCCCGTCAATGGTCGCCCAGTATCGAGACGCGCGGACGGCCAAGACCAGAGCAAACCGAGAAATTGCGCTGCTATCTCATGTTTACAACATGGCGCGTGAATGGGGATTCACAGATCGCGAGAACCCCTGCGCCGGGGTGCGCAAGAACAAGGAAAAGGTCCGCGATTATTATGCGAATGACATGGTCTGGGCTGCTGTGTACGGGCAAGCCCCGCAGGAGCTAAAGGATGCGATGGACTTGGCTTACCTAACCGGTCAGCGCCCTGCTGACGTTATCGCTATGAACCGAGGCGATATTGAGGGCGACTACCTCAATGTCCAGCAAGGAAAGACCGGAAAGCGTCTGCGCATTCAGATGCAGAACAGCGGCGTTCCAAACAGCTTGGGCCTGCTGATAGGCGCAATAATGCTGAGAAACGCCAAGCACGTATCCAATCACTTCATTTTGAGCAGGACCGGCATGCGCGTTTCTCAGCAGATGCTTCGTAACCGATGGGACGAAGCTCGGGAAGCAGCACGCCTTTCTGCCATTGCCGATGGCAGGGCTGACGACGCAGAGAAAATACGGCAATTCCAGTTCAAGGATATCAGGCCGAAAGCCGCGTCCGAGATCACCGATATCGCAGACGCCAGCCTGTTGCTGGGCCACTCCAAACAGGAGATAACGAAGCGCGTCTACCGCCGGATCGGCGCTGTCGCGCAGCCTTCAAAGTGA